GATAAAGCTTTCTTCATATACGGTTGGTGTTGGAGGCATATCAGCTATTGATTTTATAAATATACCACAAGAATATACTGATCTTAAAATTGTTATAAGTGGAAGAACTGACGAATCAAGTGATCGCTCTGTTCCGTATGTTTATTTTAATAGTGATACTTCTGCAACAACAAACTATTCATATAGAAGGCTTTATGGTATAGCATCAATAGCTACAAGTTCTGACAATGGAGCAGGAGTTATTGGTGGATATATTTCTGGTGCAACTGCTACGGCAGGAGTATTTGGAAATTTAGAATTTTATATTCCTAATTATAGTCAATATATGCAAAAAAGTATTACATCAGACGGAGTATCTGAAACTAACGCTTCTCCAGCAGGAATAGCCATAACAGCATCTTTATGGAATCAGGTAGCGCCAATAACATCTATAAAAATATATGCTGGACTAAACACATCTATAAAGTTTGTTCAACATTCTACTGCTACATTATATGGAGTAAAAAATGCTCGTGCTACTGCAGGTAATTCAATAAAAGCAACAGGTGGATCAATTAGTTTTGATGGTACATATGTTTATCATACTTTTAATAATAGTGGTAGTTTTATACCTACAGCTGGACTAACTATTGATTATTTAGTTGTTGCTGGCGGTGGGGGTGGAGCAAATGGCGGTGGTGGTGCAGGTGGTTTTAGAACATCTGCTGGAACTTCTGGTGCTAACTCTGCTTCAGAGTCAAAACTATCTTTATTTGCAAATACCCCATATACAGTTACAATTGGCGCAGGTGGAGCACCAGTTGCTTGGGCTAATAGCGGAAATGATGGAAACAATTCTGCTTTTAGCACTATAAGTTCTTTAGGTGGTGGAGGTGGTGGTGGTCCAAATGCAGCTGGTAGAAATGGTGGTTCTGGCGGTGGAGCTGGAAATATTGCAGCGGGTGGTGCACCAGCTGCTGGAAATGGAACTGCTAATCAAGGCTTAGGCGGTGGTGGTGCAGTAAGTAATGGAAATAATCAAAGCGGAGGAGGTGGCGGCGGCGGAGCAAGTGTTGCTGGAGCTAGTTTTGGCTCTGGTGGTGCTGGTGGAGCTGGACTTGCTTCCACTATCAGTGGACGTTCTATAGTATATGCTGGTGGTGGCGGTGCAGCAAATATTGCTGGTGCTGGTGGTTCTGGTGGAGGTGGTGCTGGTGGTAGTGGTACTAATGGCGCTGGAATAAATGGAACTGCTAATACTGGTGGTGGGGGTGGAGGCTCTATTTTTGGTACGCATGGTGCGGGTGGATCTGGAGTAGTAATTATTCGTTACTTAGCACAATGATATAATAGACATGAAATACTTACTAGGAGAAAAAAGTGGCATTTAGAAATCTAAGCACATCAAGTATCTTCACTGGTGTTAAAACTAGTAAGCTATGGGATCAAACCACTTTTCCAGGTACTTTTGAAAGTATACAGACTGTTTATTTAGCTAGTGCTCAAAGTACTATTTCTTTTACTAATATACCCCAGACTTATTCACATTTACAAATTAGAGTACTATCTCGTGACAATAGAGCAGCTACTGCTAATAGTGTTTTTTATCGTATTAATGGAGATACAGGTTCTAATTATTCCTACCATATTCTTGCTGGAGATGGTTCAAATACTAGTGCTGGTGCAGCAAGTTCCACTACTTTTACTTATGGAATGATACAAACATCAGCCAGCACAACTTCTAATATATTTACCGCTGGTATTATAGATATACTTGATTATTCAAACACAAATAAAAATACTACAATTAGAACTCTTCAGGGTTATGATTCTAATGGTAGCGGTCATATAAGGTTAAATTCTGGTCTTTGGATGAATACTGCTGCTGTAACCTCATTTTTAATTTATGCTGATGCTAGCGCTAATTTTGTAGCAAATTCACATTTTGCGTTATATGGAATTAGGAGCGCATAATGCCAGCAGGAGAAACATATATAAAACTTAGGTCTACTACGCTGAGTAGCACTGCTTCATCTGTGGTTTTTTCTAACATCCCACAAACATTTACAGACCTTATCATAGTATTCAATGGAACTTTGAGTTCTGGAACAAGCGTTTATGGATTGCGATACAATTCAGATAGTTCAGGCCTTTATTCTTGGACTTCGCTTCGTGGTGATGGATCTGCCGCAAGTAGTGCAAGAGACACCAACTCTTCTCGAATTTTATGTGGATGGATTGGAACAAGTCAAGTAACTGAAATAATACAGATTCAAAATTATTCAAATAGCACAACGAATAAAACAAACATTACCCGCAACAATTCAACTGTTGCAAGCACTTATGTTTCCGCAAACGTTGGTCTATGGAGAAACACTGCTGCAATTACGTCTGTAACTTTATTGCCAGATAGCAGCACGTTTGCCTCTGGCTCTACCTTTACGCTCTACGGCATAGCAGCATCTGCTTCACCACAAGCATCTGGTGGAACTATTACAACTGATGGAACATATTGGATACATACATTTACAAGTTCTGGAGTTTTTACCCCAATAAATGGTTTACAGGATGTTGACTATATGGTTCTTGCTGGTGGAGGCGGAGGAGCAGCAGGTGGTGGTGGTGCGGGGGGTTTACGCTCTACTGTAACAGCTTCTGGAAGAGGGTCTTCAGTTGAGTCAAGAATAAATTTAAGCCCTGGATCTTATGTTGTAACTGTAGGGGCTGGCGGTAACGGTAACAATTCTTATAGCGGTGGTGCTGCTACTAAAGCAGGTGACAATGGTAGTGATTCAGTATTTGCAAGCATTACATCTTTAGGCGGCGGCGGTGGTGGTTCTGCTGGAAATAATTCTTTCCCATATGTAGCAAAGAACGGTGGTTGTGGTGGTGGCGCCTCTTATTCATCAGGAACTGCAAATAGAGGTTTAGGAACAGCTGGACAAGGATATGATGGTGGTGCAGATACTATTGATGCAGCACCTTACCCTGGTCCTGGCGGTGGTGGTACTGGTCAAGATGGTCAAAGTCCACCAAACTCAAGCACTGCTGGAGCTGGTGGTAATGGAACCGCAGTAGCTATAAGTGGTTCATCTGTAACTTATGGTGGCGGTGGCGGAGGCGGCGTTTATGGAGGTGGCAGCGGTGGTGCTGGAGGATCAGGTGGTGGAGGAAGTTTTAGTAATCCAGGAGGAAATGGAACAGTTAATCTTGGCGGAGGTGGAGGAGGTACAGTAAATAATGCTGTTGGAGGTAATGGTGGAAGCGGTATTGTAATTGTGAGGTATCCACGATAATGGCTAAAACATATAAAGCATTACAGACTGTTGTTGTAGGAGCAGGAGGTGCTGCAAGCATTAATTTTACAAACATTCCACAGAACTATGATGATCTTATTATAAAACATAGTCTTAGATCTAATCATGCACAAATTTATGAATATTGTGGGGTAAGGTTTAATAGTAACAGTTCATCAATTTATAGTCTTAAAAATCTTCGTGGTAATGGCTCTACCGTAATTAGTCAAACTCTTACCAATCAGACAAGATTTGAGTTTGAAATGGCGGAAGGAAATACAGCAACATCAAACACATTTAGTAATGGTGAGTTTTATATCCCAAATTATAGAGGAAGTGCAAATAAGTCTGTAAGTTCTGAATCGGTCCAAGAAACAAATGCCACCCTTGCTTATTCTGCTATGGATGCTGGAATCTGGGCAAGCACTGCAGCAATTACAGATATTCAAATTTTTCCTACTGTTGGAACTTTATGGAATCAATATTCTATGGCTACTCTCTATGGCGTAGGTGGTGCTCGTGCAACTGGTGGTACTATAACTGCTGATGGATTATATACATATCATACTTTTACATCAAGTGGAGCTTTTATACCTCTTGAAAATATAGAAGGAATTGATTATCTTGTTGTTGCAGGTGGTGGAGGCGGAGCTGGATGGTACGGTGGCGGAGGTGGAGCTGGAGGTCTTAGATCTAGTAGAGTAAGAACTGGTGGTGGGGGATCAGTTCAAAATCAAATTAATGCTATTGCTGGAACAACATATTCGGTAACTGTTGGTTCTGGAGGTGCATCTCAAACAAATGGAAATAACTCTATATTTGCTAATGTAATGTCTACTGGAGGAGGACGTGGTGGAAGCTATCAGTCTAATGCTCCTGGTGGTAACGGAGGTTCTGGAGGAGGTGGTGGTGCTGGTAATGCTGTAGGTGGTGTTTGGCTTCCAGGAGGAACTGGAACTGCAAATGAAGGATATGGCGGTGGTACTGGACATGCATCTAATGCTGGTGCTCCAGGAGGCGGTGGTGCAGGTGCTGCTGCTAGTAATGCACCAGCTTCTCCAAATGGAACTGCTACAGATGGTGGCATAGGTGTTGAGCTTGCTGTTTTTGCTAATCCAACAGGAACTGGCTCTAATAATTATTATGCAGGTGGTGGAGGTGGTGGCTCTACTGTTGGCGGTGGTAATGGAGTATATGCTGGAGTTGGCGGTCTTGGTGGTGGAGGCGCTGGCTCTCTTGTTGCAAACAGTGGAACTGGTGTGGCTGGAACTGCTAATACTGGTGGTGGGGGTGGAGGATCTGCCTACAATGTAAACTCTGGTGGAGCTGGTGGATCTGGTATAGTAATTGTTAGATATCCAAACACTTGACAATAAATAATCTTAATGCTACAATATAGAAAACAAAGGAGAAATAATGACAATTGATTTTGCATCAATGTTATCAAATGATCAAAAGCGACAACTTATTCTTAATCGTATTCAGCAGTTTGTTGCTGAGGGGTATCAATTAACTCTTAATAAACGTACCGCTGAAAGTCTGGGATCTAATACACAAGTAGAGTCTACAGAAAAAGCAATTGCAGTTCTTGAAGAAGCAATTCGTGTTCATAAAGAAGAGCTTGATAAGATTCCATCTACTGAAGAACAGGCATAGTTAGCACTTTAAAAAACTTATAGTCCTATACCTATACAAAAGGTATAGGCTTTAGTTTTTACGTTTGCAACTTAATAAATAAAGTGATATACTTAGGGAGTACTTGCAAAAAGTTCAAGTACTATCATTATAAATCTAAAATTTGAAAGGTAAGTGTTATAAATGTCAGAGTTCTTTTCTTTTCGTTTGCTAGATGAGTTTGTTTCAAAATATGAATCAACTCCCGCCCCATTTGGTTTTGCCGATGCAGGGGGTAACTCTTTAGGAGAAATTACGTTTATTCGTACATATTCTCGTGTAAAGGAGGATGGCACAAAGGAAAAATGGCATGAGGTATGTCGTCGTGTTATTGAAGGCATGTATTCAGTTCAAAAAAATCACGCTAAAGAAAATCGTTTGCCTTGGAATGATAATAAGGCTCAGAAGTCTGCTCAGGAAGCCTATGATCGTATGTTTAATCTTAAGTGGACTCCCCCAGGTCGTGGCCTATGGGCATTTGGTACCCCTATGACAATGGAGAAGCGTAACTCTGCTTCTCTACAAAACTGCGCTATGGTCTCTACTCGTGACCTTGATAGAAATGATCCAGGGGCATTATTTGCTTGGGTTATGGATGCTTTAATGCTTGGTATTGGTGTTGGGTTTGATACTGTTGGTCAGGATAAGGATCTTCTTATCTATGCCCCCACAGAACCAGCGGTAGTGTATGAAATCCCAGACACAAGAGAAGGATGGGTAGAAGCAACAAGACTGCTTATAAACTCATTTTTAAGGCAAAATCAGCCTATACAGGATTTTGACTATAGCCTTATCCGACCCATGGGTGCCCCAATTAAGGGCTTCGGAGGCGTTGCAAGCGGTCCACAACCACTCATTGACCTCCATACACGGATTCGTAAAGTTATTGGCTCCAGAGCTGGAGAAAAGCTAGACTCTCGTGCAATTGTTGATATCGTAAATCTTATTGGAACATGTGTTGTTTCTGGAAATGTTCGTAGATCAGCAACTCTTGCTTTAGGTGCTGCTGGCGATGATGCATTTATTAATCTTAAGAATGCAGAAATATTCCCAGATCGTAACTCGTTTGATCCAGAAAATCCAGGGTGGGCATGGATGTCAAATAATTCTATCTCTGCTACTGTAGGAACAAAGTATGAAGACTATGTTGATCTTATTGCAAATAATGGAGAGCCAGGTTTTATTTGGCTTGATGTTGCTCGTAATTTTGGTCGCCTTGCAGATCCAGCAGATGGAAAAGACTATCGTGTTATGGGATTCAACCCATGTGCTGAACAGCCACTAGAATCATATGAGCTTTGTACTCTAGTTGAGGTTCATCTTAATAGGCATGACTCAAAAGAAGACTTTCTACGAACATTAAAATTTGCATATTTGTATGGCAAGACGGTAACTCTTATGCCTACACACTGGCCTACAACAAATGGCATTATGCAGCGCAATCGTCGTATTGGAACATCTCTTACTGGTATTGCATCTTTTGCAGATACCCACGGTATGCCAACGACTCGTGAATGGATGGATGAGGGATATAAGACCATCCGTAAATACGATCACTCATATTCTGAGTGGCTTTGTGTTCGTGAATCAATTCGTGTTACAACCGTAAAGCCATCTGGCTCTGTCTCAATTCTTTCTGGTGCTACCCCTGGAGTTCACTGGGGACCTGGAGGAAACTACTTCCTTCGTGCCATTAGATTTGGTGATGCAGATCCTATGCTTCATTTATTTAAAGCCGCAGGGTACAAGATTGAAAAAGATCTAGTATCTGCCAATACTCAAGTAGTATATTTCCCAGTAGCATCTGGACATCCAAGATCAGAAAAAGATGTAAGCCTATTTGAAAAAATTGGTCTTGCTGCCAGCACACAAAAATATTGGTCAGATAATGGTGTTTCTGTCACATTATCTTTTGATAAAGAAACAGAGACTAAGCACATTGCTCCAGCTCTTCATATGTACGAAGGGCAGCTAAAAGCAGTTTCATTCTTGCCAATGGGCAACACTGTTTATCCTCAGCAACCATATACTCAAATTACAAAAGAAGAGTATGAGTCATATATCGGAAAGATTGCAAAGATTAATTTTAATGCAATTTACGACGGTGTTGAAAATCTTGAGGCTCAGGGAGAAATGTACTGCACTACAGATGCATGTGAGATAAAAATATCTTAAGCATGGTAAAATAGGGTAGGAGCAAAATGACTATCCAATCTAACCTGTATGTAGAAAAAGTAAATTCGGAGCATCCGCTTGCAGTATGGATGCTTAATGATCAGCTTGACTATATTCAGTTAGTTACTGAGGCTGAAAGATACTTTGAAGACTCTGGAGAGTGGACATTAACAAATGCCACGGCATCAGCAGAACCATTAAGCTCAAATACTCCATTTAGGGATAGTCACTCAAGTAGAATAATTGGCTCTGTTCCATCTGGGCCAACTATGACTATACAAGCCCTTAGTGTATTTGAACAGGACCTAGCAGATTATAATAATGATCTTGCTAATTTTGCTATGGCATTTCATATATATTTTGATACAACATATCAAACATCTCTAACTTATGGGTATCAATATTATGATCCAATCTCATTACTTACTGTTGAGGTAACAACATCTGATAGTCTTAACTCATCAGATTCTAATATATGGAAGTTTTTTTCTCATACTTTTGAAAATCCTCCAGCAACAGCTCAAAATATAAAATTAATTATTAGAGTTAATGTTGACTCTGGTGGATCTGCTGGAGAATATGATTTTATTATAAACGGATTAACTCTAGGTCAATGGTCAGAAGAATTTAATAGAACTTCTTTGGGTGTAAATCCAACACCTCTACCAGCAGGAATTGCATTCAATGGTTCTCCAGACTGTATAGAGGCTCTTCCATATGGAACATCCTCCCTGAGTGGATACTATATAGCGCATGATGATAAGTTGTATGCAATTAACTATGGCATTCCTTTAGTTTATGGATCATCAAATGTGACTAGAACTGCCCCACATGAACACAGCGGTGAGTATTGGCCAAGCGTTATTTTTCCAGGGTACGGATTTTTAAATGAACGTGGCAAGTTTAATGAATATACAGTAGAGATGTGGGTAAGTCTTAATAGTGATGCAATTGCTCCAAGAAAATTTTTCGGTCCAATTACTGGCAATGATGGCTTGTATGTAGAAGATGGATTCTTGACAATGGTTGTTGGCAAAAACTTTGGATCTTACTTTGTTGGCGAGTGGTCTAGGCCAATGCTTATTCAAATACGATATGTACAAAATAATATATCTATGCTTGTAAATGGTGAGCAGGTTGTATCTTTTGATTTTGTTGAGTCAGACTTAATTCTTCCAGATGAATATAATTCTTCTAATGAAAGCCAAGATTGGTTAGCATTTTACTCCTATGAAGACTTAAGGAATATTGATATTGACTCTTTTGCCATTTATCCATATTCTGTGCCAGTTGAAGTAGCAAAACGTAGGTGGGTTTGGGGTCAGGGTGTGGTAGCTCCAGAAACTACTAATGCATCTCTTAATGCTACTACAGCTTTTAACGATTATGCATTTGCCGACTATTCTGTAAACTATAATTATCCAGACTTTGCTTCATGGAGGCAGGCATATTTTTCTAATGTTGAAACATCTTCAAATTATCTTAGTCTTCCAAATTATGCAAAGCCAGAGGTGTATACTCAAGATTTTACAGAGCAAGAGTGGTATGATGATAATCAAGCTGCACAAACATCGAATGCTTTGAAGTATTATACCTTTAGACCAAATGCTGGATGGAACTCAAAAACCTGCTATATCTACTTTGATAATTTTGCAGTATTAAATGATCGGGTAGAGTCATTTTATGGAATATTTGAGTCTGATGGAACATCTGTAAATGAGCCGTTATTTAAAATACAAAACACAGTAACCAAAGATTATTTAACGTGTAGTATCAATTCAACAACTGTTACATATACTATAAATATAAGTGGAACAAATACTACACTAGCAACTAAAACAATTACCGCCAATAATAAATTTGTTGTTGGTTTTAATATTCCACTGCTTTCATTGAGAGCAATAACTGGAATTAATAAATTCTTTACAAACCAATCCTTGCTTAATCTTTATGTTCATGGCGATGGTACTACAACATTTAAAGGCAAAGGATATGCTATAGGCTTTAATAATGTTTATAATAATAAAAAAATACAGAATGCTTATGACTCTACTGGTATTTTTAAAATATCTGATACCGAATCAATAACAAATGCTGTAGCATCCAATAATCAGATAACGTTTACAGCAAACAATACTTTTATTTTAGGAGACAAGGTTACAACGTCTGGTGTAACATCCTCGCCAGCTGGAAACTTTAATTTATCAGATCAAACCATAGTAAAAAGATCAGATGCCAACTTTATAATTTCTAATGCTGCAACCGGAACTTATACGTCTGGAGGTACAGCCACGGTATCTCAAGAAAACAGAGCAATGAATATCCTAAACTATAAGGCAAACTATACCTTTATCCCATTGGAACAATATAATATATTTTTTACTGACATTGCTGTATCTGGATATTGGGAAGACTATATGCCATTGTCATATTTTGGCAGGTTTACTGAAGACTATGATGGAGAAACATACTACGATGTTGACTCAATTCAGGTAAATCTTGATTACCCAGAACCTTTAGAGATTGACTCTATCGAATCTACAGCTTCGTGGATATATAGTGACCTTGAAGCAAGATATGATTCTCCAGTTCAGCAAACATATTCTGAGTTAGATAATAACGTTTATTCTGGCTGGGATGATTATGAAGATATGGAAGAAGATTCTACTAAATATTATTATTATCCTACAACAGATAATACAGTTAGGTCGTTTGTTTCATTTCAAAGAATTTCTCAGGGTGTAAATAAAAAACTAATAGATTTTGAAAACTTTGATGTGGCACGAGTAAAGGGAGTTGTTGATCCAAGCCTTGTTTCAACTCCATGGGAAACCACAGCCTTTGAGTTTGTTGACGGCTCTGTTATTTATCCACCTACCGTTGATCAAAACAACGATCCAGTTGACTTTAATGATTTAGCTCTCGTATATCATTTAGATTTTAATTGTCAGGGTATCGTGCATCATCCAATTATATTTAGAGAGCTTCAATTTGCATCAGAAGTTCTAGAAAGACAAGAGTTTACTCCAATAGGAACAAAGTTTGGTGCACAGGTCTACCCATATAGCCGCCTTGGTCTTTATTTTAATTTTAAAGAAAAAAATCCAATATCTATTTATAAAGGAAGCACCCCACACTTATATCTAAATAGACACTCTGGTTGGAGAATACGTGGAGACTTCAATTTCTTAGTTGATAGAGGGGTATCATTGCCAGTAAATCCACAAGGAGGTATTGATATAGACGTAAGTGCTATTCAGATGTGGATTCGTTTTGCAGACAGGGTATTTCCAACTGCTGATCTAGAAATATTTTCTATAGATTTTAAAGATGCTATTTATGATTTTTATATTCATGCAGATGAAAGCACACAGCGTGGATATATTTATGCAAAGAATAGAGAAACTAGTGCGATAGTGGATACTATTCAGTATTATGTTAATGGTCAATATGTGGATACCCCATATATTGTAAACGAACAATGGACAGTCCTTGGTATGTCGTTTCCTGCATTGCTCAGCTTTGATTCCTATGTTGGAAGAATTAATCTAAATGGCCCACTGACATATAATAATATTTCTTATTATTTATCAACTAATCTCCAGCAAACCCAGCAGGTTATTTCTAGAATCTGGGGAGACGTAAATAATGAAACATGGAACTATTGGAAGAACCTTCCTATCATAGAGCCTGACGGATCTACACATTTAGCATATTGGAATAATATTAGTGTACTTAGTTCTACAAATATTTATGATATTAATCCAGAATTTATCTATAAAAAGTATGTTGGAACTGATCGAATAATAATTGATGACAATAGTGGCCCCCTGTCGCTTGAACCAGAAGAATTTACATTCTATAATGAGGTAATTTGGTCAACTTCAGTATCTAACGCTGTATAATCTGGTATACTTGTGGTTATGAATCCGCTTATTAGTCAAAAAACTGGTAAACCACTTGTTAGTAATGTCAGAAAAAAAGTTATTGATAAGAGCTATGACTGGGGTCTATATGTATATAAGAAGTCTACTGGAAAATGGTTTACAGACGGAGAAGGAAATGTTTTAAATATCCCTTCAATGAAAGGTGATATTTCTAAAATTTCAGAACTTAAGAAAGCCGCTATGCACTACGGAGATGATGGTCAGGGTGAAGCAATATTTGTTCCAGGCCTTACCAGGATTTCAGATGAAGAATATACAGAGCAAATGGAAAGAATGAAGCAAGGCTTAATCCCATCCATGAATGATCTCGGTGCTTGGCATGCTGCACAACAAACTTTAGACACACACGGGAGAGATATTTACGAAAATGGATAGAGACTACAATTATATTGAAGCTAGCATAAATACTCAGTCTGAAGATGACAATATTTTTAGGGGTCAGGATCCGTTTAGCAAAAGCTGGTCAGACCTAAAAGAACTAACTGGTATGGACGCTAATTTTAAGCGTAGAACTGTTAGGAGTATGTCAAAATATGTTAATACTACTAATCCATCTCCAAAGTATTTAGAAGATGCACTTAGCACTTCCACTGGTCGGGATGGTACAAAGTCTAAGCAACTAAATCCAGGAACAATATATCAAAACGGATATGGCATGTTTGATGTTATTACCCCACCATATAATATGTATGAGCTTTCTAGCTTTTATGATACATCTTTTGCCAACCATGCAGCTATTGATGCTAAGGTAGAAAATACAGTAGGCCTTGGATATCGCTTTGATCTAACAGATAAAACAATGCTTAGGTTTGAAATGAATGACGATGCAGATGCAGTAAATCGTGCAAGAAAGCGCATTGAAAGACTTAAGATCGAACTTCGTGATTGGCTTGAATCATTAAATGATGATGATAGTTTTCAGAAGACAATGGAAAAGTTTTATACAGATGTTCAAGCTACTGGAAATGGATATCTTGAAATAGGTCGTACAGTAAGTGGAGAAATCGGATATGTTGGTCATATCCCTGCAACTACGGTTCGTGTTCGCAGACTTAGGGATGGTTTCGTTCAGATTATTGGTCAGAAGCTAGTTTACTTCCGTAATTTTGGAGCTACAAACACTAATCCAATAACATCAGATCCAAGACCAAATGAAATTATCCATTATAAAGAGTACTCCCCATTAAACACATTCTATGGTGTTCCAGATATTATTGCTGCTATGCCATCTTTAATTGGTGACTCTCTTGCTGCACAATATAATATTGATTATTTCCAAAATAAAGCGGTTCCACGATATGTCATCGTAACTAAGGGAGCAAAACTCTCTGCCGATGCAGAAGATAAAATGTTTAGATTTTTGCAGACTGGGTTAAAGGCTCAAAATCACAGGACTCTGTATATTCCACTTCCTGGCGATACCGATAATAGCAAGGTAGAGTTTAAGATGGAGCCTATTGAAAACGGTATACAAGAAGGTTCATTTAAAGAATACCGTAAACAAAATCGTGATGATATTTTAATTGCACATCAAGTTCCTATCTCTAAACTTGGTGGAGCGGAGTCTGGTGCTATTGCTGCTGCTTTAGCACAAGATAGAACATTCAAAGAGCAAGTATCTAGACCAGCACAGAAGCATTTAGAAAAGGTAGTAAATAAGATTATTCGTGAAAAAACAGATATTCTTGATCTTAAATTTAATGAACTTACTTTGACTGATGAAATTACACAATCTCAAATTATTGAAAGATATGTAAAGGCTCAGGTTATGACTCCAAACGAAGCTCGTGAAAAGCTAGATCTTCCACAGAGGCCAGATGGTGACGATCCATTCGTAATGTCCTCAAGGGAAGCAGCTGATGCTAGAGCAAATTTTGCTGGGAATCGTGAAAGAGACTCTGAAAGAACAAATAATCAATCAGATGGCGAGGCCACTATATCTGGAAGAAATCCACAGGGAGAGGGTCGTTCATCCACATAATTATCCACATATTGGATAAAATATTTGGTATAATTGGTTTGATATGAATATCAATAAAGCACACTGGGTTACTGAAGGAGATAATGTCCGTCTATCAATGCCTATTGGCAAGGTAGATGTTGAGCGTAGAATAGTATCTGGTTTTGCAACACTAGACAATATTGATAAGCAAGGCGATATTGTTACTACAGAAGCTAGCCTAGATGCATTTAGAAAATTTCGTGGCAATCTTCGTGAAATGCATCAACCATTAGCGGTTGGAAAAGTTTTATCTTTTAAGGAGGATCGCTACTTTGATCCAAATACAAAAAAGTTTTATAGTGGTGTTTATGTTTCATCATATATATCAAAGGGTGCACAAGATACTTGGGAAAAAGTTCTTGATGGAACACTAACTGGTTTTTCTATCGGCGGGAATATTACAAAGTCCGATGACTCATATGATGATAAGCTAGACAAGTCAATTAGAATTATTAAAGAATATGATCTACACGAGTTATCATTAGTAGATAATCCTGCAAACCAATTTGCCAATGTCGTTTCTATTGAAAAGGTAAATGGAGAAACTAAGATGGGTGGATACCTTTCAAAGGCAGAAATTGAAAATGTTTTCTGGGATCAAGATAATGATGTTGTTCTTGTGTCAGCAGCTGATAATGAAGTAAGTCCACACTCTGGTAAGCCTATGCAGAATATTGGTTTTGTTGAAAAAAGTGATTCAGATAATGTAGAAATAATAAAGTTCTTAGTTGATAGTGCAAAAGGCATTAAGACAATTAAGATGCAAAAGGAGGAAAGTCCTATGACAGAAGAAACAACAACAGAAGCAGTTGCTACAGAAGTTACTGCAGAAGAAGTAGTTGAAAATGTTGAGGTCGCTCCAGAGGCACAGCCAGCAGAAGCTACAGATCCTGTGGTTGAAGAAGCTGCTGCTCCTGCTGAAGAAGGTGCTCCTTCTGAAGAGCCTGCAGTTGAACCTGCAGCTCCAGAAGTCACAGAGAGTGCAGATGTTGCAAAATCCGAACAGGCTATCGCTGACGCCGTTGCAGACATCAAAAATTCTCTTACTAATGCCTTTGGCGATCTAGCAGCAACCGTTAAGTCAATTAACGATAAAGTTGCTGAGTTAAGCAAGTCCCTTGCAGATGTAACAACAAGTGTTGCTGCGGTAACAACTGAAGTTACAGGTGTAAAGAACGGCTTTAACGAGTTTGGCAAGCGTGTCGATAAAGTTGAGGCTGACACAGCTTTCCGCAAGTCTGGCGATCTTGGCGAGATCGTTCAGGAATTGGTGGAAACACCAGTTCAAAAATCCCTATGGGGCGGTCGTTTCCTCAAAAATACCGACCTATTTAATTAAAAATCACTAGGAGGTGAAATATATGTCGGAACAAGAAAACAATGAGATCGTAAAGAATTACCCAGGCGCTCCAACAGTTGCACATCAGCATGCTGGAGATGGATCTTTTGCTTCAGGTGGTATTGGTGATGCAACAGCAACCAGCCCAACCTCTAACAATATTGGTTCAAACCTTGGTAACATCGCAACACCTTCGTGGGGCGATACTACAGGTCCAAACGCAGTAAACCCAACTGGTACACCAGGTGGTATTCTGCTTCCAGAGCAGGCTCGTCGCTTCATCGACTATGTGTGGGATGCAACAGTTCTCGCCAAAGATGGACGTAGAGTTACAATGCGGGCTAACACCATGGAACTTGAAAAAGTTAACGTGGGTGAGCGAGTAATTCGTGCTGCTGCACAAGCAAGCAACGACTATACAAACGCAGGTGCTACATTCACAAAGGTAGAGCTTACAACCAAGAAGATTCGTCTTGATTGGGAAGTTTCAACTGAAGCATTAGAAGACAATATTGAAGGTGGTGCTCTTGAAGATCACCTCGTTCGATTGATGACAAATGCTTTCGCTAACGATATCGAAGATCTCGCTATCAATGGTGACGGCGTTACTGGTGACTTCCTTTCCATTATGGAAGGCTTCGTCTATGGTGTAACAACCTCAGGCGACGCTCATGAGGCAGTCGTTTCTGTCACAAATGACAACTGGACAACCGAGGTAATGCAGGAGATCATCCTTGCAATGCCACGTAAGTATCGTGCCGTAAAGCAGAACCTCAAGTTCTATGCTGGTACAGATGCATTCCAGGGTATTGTCAAGAACAACGGTACACTTGCTGATGCAATTGCTGAAGCATTTGCTCCACGCACTGGTGGTACAGAGCGTAACCGTCAAGCATACCTTGATGGCGCTGCTCAGACCTTCGGTGGAGCACGTACAACCCGTGTTCTCGGTGTTGACGTTATGGAAGTTCCTTACTACCCAGCAGATTATGTCGATTTGACATTCCCTGCTAACCGTGTTTGGGGTTTCCAGCGAGACATCACTGTGAATCGTGAGTACAAGCCAAAGAAGGATACAATTGAATACACTGTATTCGTCCGCTTTGGTGTGCAATGGGAAGAGCTTGATGCTGTTTCCTTCGCAGATGTCAGCACAGGTTCATAATTAGTCTTTTAGACTAAAAAAGATAAGGGGAGTGAGTAAAATCGCTCCCCTTAATCATATTCTGGTATAATTGCTGTAAAGGAGTGATTATGGAAAGTTTAGAAAATAATGAAAATAAAATTTTAGATCAAGAAGATGACGGAAAAACGTTTGCTGGTGGAGCACTTTTTGGTGATGATGTAGAGTCAGACGAATTAGAGTCAGATTTAGCTGAAGAACCAAAAGTAGAAAATCTTAAAGCTGAAGAGCCTAAAGTTGAAAAGGTAAAGGAAGAAAAACCTAAAAAGGCTGTTAAAAAAGAAGAACCTAAACCAGAAGAAGTAAAGGAAATAGCTCTTCATGCTGAGGCTAATCTGTTTAAGTTTGGCCTTGGAGAACTTAAGAAAGGCTATAATATTGTTGATAAAGAAGCAGCAGAGTTTTGGTTAAAACACAGAAAGGTAAGGATTGCAACTCCAAGAGAGTTAGCAAGATATTACGGTAAAGAATAATGAATGTTCTCAGAGTTCCGCCATACCCACTAACAATATCTTATACTGTTCCAGATCCTAATGAAGAGTATTACTTAGTCATAAAGGAAAAAGACAGAAATATTATTGAGGATGAGCTTGCTCTGACATCTGATTCTAATAGTGTTATTACTTATACTCTTCCAGAATGGTTCTCTGATTATGATGAGTCTTATTATGTAACTATTTATACTACCTTGCTTGGTGATCCAGACGAGGTAGTTATAGAAGATAACTTAAATATTGAAAGACCATATGTAAATCCAGCAACCCTTGGCACAACTGCAACGGAGATAGCTGAATATACACAGTATGAATTTATTGCTAGGGCACTTATAGATTCTATAGTTCCAGGTGGATTCTATTATATGACATATTGGTTAGAAACAACTGGACAAAATACAGACTATTTACCAGTTTGGCCAAGAACATATAAAATTCTAAAGGCTTATGAAAATACAGAATTAGTTTGGGACTCAAGCGAATCCCCATCTGCTTTAGGTGATTGGAACTATATCTTAACTAAAGATAAAACAGCTATATTAAAAGATCCAGTTCAGGCAGTTGATTCTATTAATTACCTAGCATCTAATCCAGTCGGAGTAGATCTTGCAATTTCAGATTCATTTGCTTTTTATGATACTCAAGATAGTGGCAACATGTTTGCAGTTAAGCCAGGTGTAACATTTCCAATGGATGTAGATTATCTTATCTTGCTGGAGACTGGGTATAAAGTTGTTCCATATGATATTCAAGAAGCAACTAAACTTTTAATCAACGATATTAAATGTGGAAAGCTAGAATATTTTAAGCGTGGTATTACAAGTTATTCAACTGATCAGTACAGAATGCAGATTGATAAATCAGTTTTAGACGGTACTGGCAATATTATTGTTGATAAAATATTAGATAAGTATATAGTAAATGTCAATAAACCTGGGATGTTGTGATGGAATGCGAAACACCAGACTTTATGTTTCCACTTTATGCAGATATTTACTACCCGATAATTACGCAAGGAGCATATAATGAAGTTAAAAAAGAGTGGGTTTTTGATCGGACTATTATTTGTAACGCTTCCCCTGTTGGTGGTGCTGGCGAAGAAGATATTAAGCCAGCTGAATTTCTCCAATATGAAAATAAACTCGTGGCACGAAGCAGAACCGACCTCAGAATAACATCTAATGAAAATAAACAAGCAGTAACAAATATTTTAATTACTAATATTAGAAATATGGGCGGCGAATTAATTTACAAAGAAACTGCTGGCACTAGAAAAGGTCGTGGAACAATATATGAAGTTGCCACCCTAGAACCATTTCTTGGACCATTTAATACTATAGAATACTATAAAATGCTATGGAGACGTTCTGAAAATCAGAGCGCTGGAGATTAATGAGAGTAAGAATGAATACCAAAGCGCTTGAAGCAGATCTTGCTAATCTAGTTGAGTATTCTGTGGGATATCTAGATGGTATACAAAAAGGGAAAAAAGAATTTTTAAATGGGCTTGGGGTTATTACAATCCAGGCATTGGGCCAATACATAGATGCAAGTGCTAGAGGAAATAGAGAAGCTCTTCATCACGTTTATGAGTGGTATCAAGAAGGCAGCCCTTCTGCAAGACTGTTTGATTTACAATATACTGTTAGCAATTTAGGTCTTTCAATAGGATCTACGTTTAGACAGTCAAGCACAATGTCTCGTGACGCTAATAAGCCATTCTATGATAAGGCTAGAATTATGGAGCTCGGTCTCTCTGTAATTGTAAAACCAAAAGGAGATAACCCACTTGTTTTTGAAGCTGGTGGAGAAACAGTTTTTACTAAAAAGCCAGTCACTATTGAGGCCCCTGGAGGCATAGAAACCCAGGGATCGTATGAAAGAGTATTCGATCAGTTTATGTTACAATATTTTAAGCAATCATTTTTGAAGGCCTCTGGAATTTATGATTATATTAAAAAGCCAGTTTTATATAAGAAGAATTTTAAGGCTGGAATTAAAGGCGGAGGCAGATCAAAAGGGTATCAAACAGGATACCGATGGATTGCTAATGCTACGACTGGAGTTGATATAAGTGCCTAATTTAGCAGCAAATCTACCATATCCACCACACTGGATAAATGCATATTTAAGAGCAGAGCTAGAAAAATATGACGATATTGGTGTAAGTAGCACACAGGCCCTATCTCCTATTTTTGCTACAACTCCTACTAATATAACTGAATTATGGAACCAGATACTCCAGTCTGGGGAGGTATCTAATCCGCTGCTTATCCAGTATGAGCACTTGATGAGGTTTAGGTCTAGACCATTTTATGGAGTAAGAAAAGAGCAGATTGTCTATTATTTATATAGCGATACAACAGCAAATATTTATAATGCAATAAATGTAATAACTTACCTGTTTGACCGAGAAGACGCTGCGGCACAAGATCTAAATAAATGGGCAGTAGAAAATGCAGCTTCTGTAGGACAGCCACATAATGTATATTTTCACAATATGAAGGTTTACCATATAGATGAATCTAGGGATGTTATTGAGCTTGGATCTGCAAAGACATTTACTGCAAATAAGATTATTGTTGAGTATGACTATCACCTTTCTGTAGACCCTCAGACTTTTCCATATACCTAAAAATGATGTTATAATTGGTGTGAGGAAACACGCCAACAATTTAATAACAATTTAAGAAATAAGAGGTGAAAATATGCCATATAGCCGTGGTAATTCTAATAATATCATCGTCGGTGCTGCTGCGTTCTTCGTTGCAGACACAACGCTTGATAATTCCACACTGCCAGCTTTTGTAAGCTCTGAGTCTTATAAGGACACCCTTTCTGACGAAATCGACTTCACAAACGTTGGTTATACAATGAATGGTCTTGAATTACAATTCCAACCAGATTTCGGTGAAGTTCAGGTTGATCAGCTTCTTGACGTTGCTAAGCTCTTCAAGCAGGGTATGCAAGTTAATCTTGTTACTGCTTTTGCTGAAGCAACACTTGAAAACCTTCTTCTTGCAATTGCAGGACAGAGCGCTGATCTTACTGGTACCAAGTCAACATCCGCAGGTCAAGTTCTTAACATGTCCGCAGGAGAGCTTGGTGAATGCCCAGTTGAGCGAGGAATCATTGCAGTCGGTCCAGGAACTGGAGACTGTGCAGAATCTGATGTGATTGAGCGTGTTTACGCTGCATATCGTGCACTCTCTATTGAGAGCGTTACAGTATCTGCAAAGCGTGATGAGCCTTCGATGTTCGAAGTTTCATTCCGTCTTCTTCCAGATGATACAGATGCATCATATGGAAAGCTCATAGACCGTACTTGGACACCAGCTTCGTAATTTAGCTTCCAAGTCCAACATTGCCCACCCATAGCGGTGGGCTTTGTTGTTTATGATAGAATGGTATGAATGGCTACTAAATTATACAAAAATAATTATGTTCAAACTATTGATGGTAAAAAAATAAAAATAACACCATTAAAGTTAAAATATTTGTATGATTTTATGGACCATTTTGAAACTATAGGTAACAGCAAAAATGATGAAGAAGCCATAGAAGTTTTAGTTGAATGTGTCAGAATTTGTATGATGCAGTATTATCCAGAAATATCTAATTCAACTGAAGATATAGAGGATAATTTTGATATGCCAACAATATATGAAATATTAGATTATAGTGCTGGCATTAAGATGAATAAAAATAAACAAGATAAAGATGTAAAACAGCAAGCTGTAGAAAGCAAAGATAAAAATGACTGGGCTAGTTTTGATTTATTGTCTATAGAGTCCGAGGTTTTTTTACTCGGTATGTGGAAAAATTTTGATGAAATGGAAGAGTCTATTTGTTTGCCAGAACTTATACATTTAATATCTACACAAAGAGATTTAGATTATAAAGAAAAAAGATTTATGGCAGCTCTGCAAGGTGTTGATCTTGATAAGGGGACAGGGTATTCTGGTGGAGAACAGGCAAAGGGGCAAAAAGAATGGGAAGATCTTAAAGCAAGAGTTTATAGTAAAGGCAAAGCTACAGATAGTAATGATATTCTTGCTCTTCAAGGACAAAATGCAAAGAAGGCTGGCTTTGGTATTGGCATGGGGCTAGACTATGAAGATTTAAGAAGTTCTCCAAATAAAAATGTTTAGCTATGCTATAATTGAGTTACCTATATATATGGAGGAAAAATGGCTACAACAACGCATGAGGCTAAGACCCTCACGCTAATCGATGGAACAACCATCGAAGTTCGTCCGCTTAAAATATCGCTTCTCAAGCCTTTTATGGCAAAATTTGAGGGCATTGCATCAGTTCAGGAAGACAATGATAAGTCATTAGGTCTTCTTATGGAGTGTGTACAAATAGCAATGAAACAGTACAAGCCTGAAATGTCTGCTGATATTGCTAAGTTGGAAGATGTTCTTGATCTACCGACTGTGTATAAGATTGTCGAAGCAGCTTCTGGAATTAAGCTTTCAGAGGTTACAGACCTTCTTAATACCACAATTGAATAAAAATTAAAAGAGGTGAGTAAATGGCTGACGTTAATTCTAATATTAGTATTAATATAGATTCGTCTAAAGCCTTAAGTCAACTCAAATCTTTACAACGACAGATAGCTCAATTTCATCTATCTGTAGCAAAGTCTAGCGAAGCAGCTGCATTAGCTCAGCGTGACCTGCAGAGAAATCTTATAAATAGTATTAACTCTATTGGAGCTTTCTCTGCAGAGCTTCGTACCGTAAAAACATCTGCTGAAAACTTTACAACATCGCTTGAAAAGAATAAATTTTCAATGCGGGAATACTTCCGCTATGCTGGTGCATCTACAAAAACATTTGGCAGACTATTTAAATCTGAATTCGACACAATCGGCAGGGTAGCAGAGGAAAGAGTAAAAAGGCTTCAGACTCAATACATAAAGCTTGGTCGTGATACTACTGGCGCAATGAAGGCTATTGCTGTCATGCCAACAGAGCTCAATCTTAAAGATCACTCTACACAGCTTCAGCTAACTGCACAAAGACAAGCAATCTTTAATCAACTTGTAAAACAAGGATCTACTAATCTTCTTAATTTTGGTAAAAATACTCAATGGGCTGGTCGCCAGCTTATGGTTGGTTTTACCATACCAATTACTATGCTTGGCACCGCTGCTGCAAAAACATTTATGGATATGGAAACTGCAGCAATTAAATTTAAAAAAGTATATGGAGATTTATTTACACCAGCCGCAGAAACCCAACAAGCGTTAGATAGCATTCAACAGCTTGGAAATGCTTTTACCAAATATGGTATTGCTGTATCAGATACAGTTTCATTAGCAGCAGAAGCAGCTGCAGCTGGCTTCCAAGGTTTAGATCTACAAAGACAAACAACAGAAGCAACACGACTACAGGTTCTTGGTCAGATTGATGCACAAAAAGCATTAGAGACGACCATATCTCTTCAGAATGCATTTCAGATGTCATCAGAAGATCTGGCTGAATCTATTAACTTCTTAAACGCAGTAGAAAACCAGACTGTCGTATCTCTTGATGATATTACAACTGCAATACCTAAAGCAGCACCAGTGGTAAAACAACTTGGCGGAGATGTTAAAGATTTAGCATTTTTTATGGCTGCTATGAAAGAGGGTGGTATCAATGCATCAGAAGGAGCTAATGCTCTAAAGTCTGGTCTTGCTTCATTAATTAATCCTACTGATAAAGCAAGAGAGATGATGCAAGGATTTGGCATAGATATTGATTCTATTGTTAATAAAAATGCAGGCAATGTAAAGCAAACAGTTATAGAGTTTGCAATGGCATTAGACAACTTATCTGATCTTAATAGGCAAAGAGCTATAGAGCAGTTGTTTGGTAAGTTCCAGCTAGCACGTCTATCAACTTTATTTGAAAATGTTACAAAAAGTGGTAATCAGGCATCAAGAGTATTAGATTTAGCAACAGCCTCTACTGGTGATTTAGCTGCTATGGCTGAAAAAGAATTAGGAATGACTGCCGAATCAGCAATGAATAAATTTAGAAAAGCAGTTGAAGATTTGAAGGTTGCGCTTGTTCCACTTGGCAAGGTATTTCTTGAGACCGTTACTCCAATATTAGAAAGTTTGGGTGGCATACTAGATAAATTTGCTTCATTGTCAGAGGGTAGCAAAAAGGCTATTGCTATTCTAACCATTGCTGTTGGAGGAATTGCCCCAGTATTACTTATGACATTTGGCTTGCTTGCCAACTTTATCGCTAATGGAATTAAATTTTTTGCACTACTAAGAAATGGATATTTAAGATTAACTGGACAATCAAAGATACTTGGAGCTCAAACTCAATATCTTACTACAGAACAGCTTGATGCGGCGGCAGCAGCACATTCATTAAATCAATCTCATGCTAACTTAACCCAAACATTTAGTGTAGAAACAAAAGCTCTTAATCAACTAATTGCTGCATATAGATCTGCTGCTACAGCTGCTAGAAATTTTGCACAAACAAATCCAGGAATGATGGCTCCAATTCCAGGCAGACGTGGTGGTAAAAAATACTCTGACGGAGTCTCAAGTGTTCCAGGACCAAGAGGAGCTGGAGATATTGTTCCTGCGATGCTCTCTCCTGGTGAAGCGGTTATTCCAGCAAAAATGGTTGAAAAATATGCTCCACTTATTCAGGGAATGGTAGCAGGAAATATTCCTGGATTCCAAAAAGGTCTTTTCCCAGGGTATACAAATGCAGTAACTCTACTAAGCAGTGCTGCTAATCAAGGATTAAAAGGCAAAAGTGGATATTCTGCATCTGCATTAGCAAAAGAATTTTCGAAAGGTGGAGCTGGGATACAAGCACCAATTGTTAGAGCAATGGCAGAAGCTATGGGTGCTACAAATGCAAACGATGTTGTTAAAATGATTAAAAATGATCCTAATTTAGCAAAATTTGGAGAAAGCATTTCTAAGGGTGTTGCAGAAGAGCTTGCTAAAAAAACTGGTAAGGTAACAGATCCAGAATTATCAAAGATATATAATAAAGTAGCTAGAACACAAGCCAAAAAATTTGGCAAAACATATCAAGCTGCTACTAATAAATTTTTAACACAAGTAACTACTTTTGAAGATGTAACTAGGACACGAGTTTCACAGTCAACTGGCAGAAAGCGTTCTATTGGTAGGGCAGCTATTTTCAAAAATGTTGGATCATACAGAGGAAAGGAATTTGGAAAAATTGCTGGAGCTCTTGGACTTTCTAGTATTGCTGGATTAGTAAAAGCACATATGACTCCAGCACAAGAAATAAATCTTATGGAAATGGCTAAAAGTGGAGAATTGACACCAACAGCTATTGCTGCAGCAGAAAGAGCTGGAACAGTTATTCCAGTAGAGGTAAAGAAAGAAGTTAAAAAACAAGCTTCAAAGAAAAAAACAACTGCTACAAGAAGACCAACTACTCAATCTGGTAAAACAGTTGCACCACCAAAAACAACATTTAGACAAAGAGCTGGAACAGTTGGAAGGAGTCTTGTTGGTGGTAGAGCTGGAATGGCTGCTAGTGCTGGACTCATGGCTGCATCATTTTTACCAGGCAAGGTTGGGCAGGTTGCGGGAACTGCTGCAACAGCAGCTTTTGGTATCCAGGCTATAACACAGTTTGCTAAAATTCTTCCAATACCACATTTAAAAGTTTTTGCTTTAGGACTAACTGCAACAGTTGGAATTATTAAAGCAGTAAATGCAGCAAGAGAAAGAGAACGAGTTTCTATAGAAGGCTTATCTGATGCTGCAAGTATAACAGCAGAAAAAACAAAACTTCTAGGTGATTTTTTTGGGGTTGCTGCAACAGAAACACCATTTGAAAAAGATTTAGTTACTGATGTATTAACTCCACAAACACGATCACAAATCTCTTTACTTAGAGAAAATAAAGATTTTCAAAAACAATATAAGACAGATATTGGTGTATTAAGAGGTGCTACAGATCAAGAAGCATCAAGAGTTTTCCAGTCATTGGCTATAGGATTACAAGGAAAAGGATTTGCAAAAGAGCAGATAAATGTTCTTATTGCAGCATTACGTGAAGAATCTGGAAAGACTAATGTAACGCTTGATTTTGAATCATTAGATTTAACCACTAAACAAGGCAGGGCTGGAATAAAGAAAAGCGTTGATAATTTACTTAAAGATTATCAAAAAGAATTTAAGAGTGGTTTTGTTGAAGATTTAGTTGCAGTTGCTTTAGCTCCATCACCAACTCGCTCTGGTGGTGCAGGAACAAGAGGTGGTGCACAAGGTGGAATTTCATGGGTAAAGCAACTTGTACCATCAAAAGAACTTAAAAAAGAAACAAAACTTATGGCAGAAGAATTAAAAAATGTTTTTACTGGACTTAGTGGTGCTTTACAAAATGGAGTTATAACAGGAGATCAATTTAATAATACTTTTGAAAAAATACAAGATAGCATTATGGCTTTGAATGAAAGTAACCCAGCTGCAGCATTAATGATTATAAACGGTGTAATATCACAAATGCCAAAGAAATTTCAAAAAGCTGTAGAAGGTGTAGATAGTTTGAAAGGAAAAATGCTTCTTCTTAGAATGCAAGCAGTAGGACTTACCTCTAATCTTGCAGGAGTAGCAGAAGCATTAAGGCTAATTGCTAATCCAAATGCAGACGTAAGCGATAGAGTTAAGGCTCAGCTTTTGGTAGAAAAAACAATGAAGCAGGTTGCAGAAGCTGCAAAGATAACAGAAAAAGAACTTAAGAAACTATTTGCTACAGAATCTGCTGGTGGTGGAGGTGGGGGTAAGAAATTTAACCTACTTAAATCCTTAGAGGATAGAATTAAAGCTACACAAAATCAAACAAAAGCTTTAAAGGCAATGGAAAAAGCAGGAATTGCTGCATCAGTAGCTACCCAGCTAGCTTCTGATCCAGAAACTGCTGCTGCAATTGCAGCTCTTGCTGAAAAACCTGGCAAAAAATGGGATGAAGCAACGGAAAAAATAAAAGCTTATGCAGAAGCATTAAGAATGTTGAGAAAATTTGAAGAAGAGCAAGAGGAAAAAGAAAAAACTCAAGTTGAAAGAATGGGCGAGTCTCTTGATAAACTTAATGCATACTATGACTTACAAGAAGAATTAATCAGATTAAACTATGCAAACGAGCTAGAAAAAGAAACTAAAAATCTTGAAGATCAGCAAACTGTCCTTGATGATATTAATCGATCAATTGAAAGTATCAATAGAACAATTGAACAAAAGACAGCCCCACTAACTAAGATTTTAGAAAATAATAATTATGAGCTTGAAAGAATATCTTTTATCGAAGATAAAATTAATGAAAAATATGATAAACAAGAAGAAGCACTTGACAGAATTGCATCACTACAACAAGATATAGCTAATATTCAAAAGGGTAGGCTATCTATAGCAGATGCTTTGACTCGTGGAGATATTTCCGCTGCCGCTTCTGCTATCCAAGAGCTTAGAGCAACTCAATCATCAGAGCAAATATCTTCTCAAAGAGATGTCATTGCTGTCGCTAGAAAACAAGAAATATCTGCACTCAAGAGAGTAGATATTGAAAAAGAAAATAAATTACTTCAGTTTGAAATAGCAACAATTCAAAGGAATACAGATAAAGCAAGACTAGATGCTCTTGAACTGCAAAAGAAAACGGTAGAGTCTAATATATTTTTAATTGAAGGAAATATTACATCCATAGAGTCTACAATTCAATCTAAGATAGCTGCTATGGCAACAAGATTCCAGGCAATGTTTGGTATAACTAAAACTCAAATAGAGGGAATAGTTAAAGCTTTAGACTTAACTGAGGCTGCTGGTATAAAAGGAAATAAAAAGACACTTGATTTTGTGTTAGGAGCTGCATCTGGTAATGCTACTGCTTTAAACCATGCATTAGAGGACGCTCCAGCATTATTTGATCCAATCTTAACAAAATTTGGAAAGCTATATGATTCTATTAAATCTATATTTGATTATGCTGAAGAATCTACCAAGCCTGCAAAACCAAAGGGTGTTGCTGGACAAGAATGGGTATGGGAAAATAATAAATGGGTATTAAAGCCATTAATAAAAGATAAAACATCTACACCACAACAAACTACAGCATTAACAAAAACAGAAGAGGAAATATTTAAACCTAGCGGACAATCTAGCACTTCTGCACCTATAACTTTTAGAGATATGCCAGATATCGGATTTAGCTCGGGAGCATCTTCTGCTTATACTTCGGCACAAAAAGATATTGCAGAAAGCACTAAAATATTTGACGATAAAATGGAAAAAGCTACTAGCCTTCTTCAAGATATAAATTCTGCACTACAGGCTGCTGCAAAAGGAACAATTATTGGGAAACTGGAGGCACTAAATATTCTTGCTCCTGAAGACAAGAGTGTGTCTCTTGTTGGAAGTAAGATAGTTGTTGAAGATTATAGCAGTAAATCAACTATAACTTCTTCGGGCGGCGGTGGCGGCGGTGGTGGTGGCATGATGCTTATGATGGCAAAGGGTGGTATGGTAAAACCAAGATATTTTGCTAATGGAGCATTTGCAAGAGGAACAGATACTATTCCAGCAATGCTATCTCCAGGAGAATTTGTTGTTAGAAAATCTGCTGTAGATAATATTGGAGTAAATGCACTTAATAGAATTAATGATGGGGCATCTAGTGGCTCAGGGGTGTATAATTATAACCTCAATGTTACACTCAATGGAACTGACATGGATGCAAACGATGTTGCTAATGTCGTAATGTCTAGAATTAAACAAATTGATGGACAAAGAATTAGAAGGCAGGTGATTTAGTGACTACTACTGGATACATGGCTGGACGACAAAAATGGTATCGACCACAGGCAATGTTGTGGTCAGAAGATCAGGGTACCCTAGTAGATGGTAAATATATTCCTCTAGGAGTAGAAACCTTGTCTGACCTATCTGGAGTTCAACCAGCAAATAGATTCTTAATTTTATCAGATCATAATCGTGCACCAATTGATATTTATCCAGAAAGAATAGAGCAAAAGCGTAGAATGGTCAATGGGACTTTACGATCATATCATATAGCCGATAAATTAAAAATTTCAACCTCATGGTCGTTATTACCATCACGAAGCTTTTCTTTTAGACCAGATTTTAATCAATCTACTGGATTACCAGATACTACATCTACTATTGCAAATCCTAATCCGCCACCAGCATTTTATCCAGTAGAAGAATATACTGCAGATGGTGGTGCAGGTGGAGTGGAAATGTTATCTTGGTATCAGTCTCATACTGGACCATTTTGGGTATTCTTAGCGTACGATAAATATATTAATTTTGGTGTAACAGATACAGCATATACAAACTTACCTAATTATAATCAAATTGTACAAATGCAAATATCATCTTTTGATTACTCTATTATAAAAAGAAGCGGAGCTAACGCTAGTTTTAACGGTTACGACATGTGGAATGTCTCCGTAACATTGGAAGAGGTATAGTATGTTTCAAGATGAAGATTTAAAGGATCATCTTGAATCCTCATTTAGTATTAATACTGGGTCTTTATTAACTGCAGAATGGAATATGAATAGTCCTGGCAATA